AACAGAAATATCTACACCAATAATATTTTCATCAATAGTTTTGCTAATATTTAATTTCATGAATTTGTACCCTCACTTTCAGTTTCATTTGCAATTACTTGTTTGTATCCGTCTCTAATAGCTATAAATAAATCACGTAATACTTCTTTATCAATAGAGCAATCTAAATTTGATGTATCAAACTGTGGATCACTTACTGAAAAATCTAATGTTCCGTCATTTCGTGGCACGAACAAAATTTCTACATTGTTGTTCAAGAGCAAAGTAATAGAATCTATCTTTTCACCATTATTGGATGTAACTTTACGAACCTGTCCAACTTTTAACGGCTCTTGCTCAATAATCAATCTACTTGCCATTGTACATACTCCTTTCTTTATTTTTTTATATCATTTGATCAAATCGTTCTAAACCATATTTGTTTATAATCCACATTACGTTACTATAATAATCACCAACAGGTACACAATACCCACCGGCTAAAATTTTACTAATCTGACTTGAAGCATCTTTGGTAAAGGGTGCAGATCCATAACATCCATTGTTGATTACTTTTAAATACCCATAAACTCCACTTTCTAAACTATCATAATGAATGGCTCCACTACATATTCCCCATAAATTATTACCACTACAATGTTTACCAAGTGTACTTTCCTGCATTGCCTGAGCAATCGCTACCGATGGAAGAACACCATAATTTTTCCATTCTTTGATACATACTTTCGCAATCGTATAAGCTCGTTGCTGTTGATCGGTAGATAGTCCATATAATTTAATATTTGTGATATTAATAGCTTTTGGTTTATGTTTTGTTAAATAGTCGGTACAGATATATCGTATTTTACCTTTATATTCAATTTCCTGCCATGATTTTTGTGGATTATAGTTAAGCACTGTGATTGATTTACCGAACTTTAGTACATCGATAATTTTGCTATCCATACTTTTCTGAGATCGTATCCTCACGTCTGATTTTGCATACATTTTTGACAAAACATGAATCAGAATACCACTATCAGTATCTTCAAGAACATTCTCAGTTGCTTCAGATAAACAATCTGTGTCAAACATTTCTGGTAAAGAAATTGCTGACATCGTTGCACTTAATGAAACTGATACATTCATTGTGTTTTGCGATATTGTGATAGCTGATCCTGTATATATCTGTGCTTTTGTTATTTGACTGTTGCCACAAAAACATACTAACATTAATGCAGCACATATCATTAGTTTTTTGTTTCTCATAAATTCCTTTCTTTGCAGTTTTCGTGTTACATATTTTTATTCTCTGTTTGGGATTGGATTATGATGGAAGCTATCTATAGGAATCGAACCTATAACCTTCACATTCGTAGTGTGATGCTCTATCCAAATTGAGCTAAGACAACAAAATAGGAGAGGAGCGACCTCCCCTTATTATATAGATTGGTAAGATCTATTGCCAATTGATTACCAGTCAACCGACAAAGAGAATATTGAAAATTCTCTGAAATAGATGGCAAACGGGTTTCGAAAAGCCATCACAAACCCAGATTTGCAACTCTGGCAAAGTCATTATCACCCGTTTATTCTTTGGAATATCAGCATAAAGCACTAACTAGCAGATATTGGACTGTACACATCCAGTTTTTCAGAACTTAGTCGCTTATCAGCAACCCGATTCATGCTTACCTATACACCTATTTTTTCTTGCTAACCAACGCACGAGAAGAGCAAGGTGATAACTCGCATCAACCAAACTACATTGCGCTTATGTATTGATGCTCCATTAATTTATCCAGTTGCAACGCCACATCGGAATCGAACCGAAATCTTCTCTGATATAAGACGCATGTTCCAATCATGCTGATGACCTGGATAATATATTATTCTCCCATTCCTAACTCGTGTATCTTACACGTCAAATGCATGATATGTATATGAGCAACCGTTTACTTTAATGGTTCTCATTAACGCAGAGATGCACGAACATCTTCTCATTTCTAAGGCTGAGAACCACCGATAATCCTAGATGTCGGTAAGAAAGAAGTAAGTCTTACAATGCTACATGAATAGCAAATGCCAAGATGTGTTACTTATATTATTCTCTATTTAATTGCTCACTTAAGGGTTTTTATTTGTTCTCTACATTGTCGTCACCTTTTTATATATACCTTTCGTGCCTGTTTATAAGGGCTTTATTGGGATAATACAGTTCTATCGGTCTGTTAGTCCGTCTGATTTTCACAGAGCCTTGATGAGTTCTTATGGTTTCAGAGCATTCGGCTTATGTACATATTTTGGTTGCCCATTTAAGGGCTCTTTTATTTATTCGCTATTTTTGGAATATTTTGACATGAATTGTCGTGATATGATATAATATATCAGCACTATCTAAGACGGTAGAGCGGTTGTCTTCCACCAGAGAGTACAAGCTCTGTTCATATAGAAACCTTTCGAGAAATCTTACGAAAGGAGGACACTTGCAAACGATTACAATTTCACTACAAACTGTTTATTATGCTTTAGGAATTGCTAGTATTTTATGTACATCAGCATATAAAATTGGATATGAAATTGGTAAGAACGCAAGAAAATAACCGCCCTGGTCTGGTAAACTGATGGCGGTTAGATTCGTTCTTTTCAATATTTGATTTCAAGACAACCGTTCTGCTATAGGTAGTGCCTTTTGTTTGTTATCTTTAATTCCTTTGTATTGTAACACATACGAAGATGGAGTGCAAGAAAAATATTACTTATAAACAATGGAGGTTTTGTATATGGAATCATTTATAGAAATATTAAAAATAATTCTTCCTACACTTATAACAGGTATAATTACTTTTATTGTGACCAAATATAATTATAATAAAAATGTTCCTTTAGATAATATGAAGATTGCATATAATAGAATATATTATCCTTTGTATAAGATTATAAACAATAATAAGGAATATAATAAAGAAGATTTAGATGATGTTATAAACAATATATCAATTTATATGAATGATTATAATATCAAATATATTGATAGATCCACACATAAATCATATATAATATTAAAAGACAATCCCAATAAATATAACTACAATAATTTTAAAAACAACATATATGATAGAAACTCATATCTACGCAGAAGATTAGGATATCTTGAACCTAATTTTATACAGAGTGTTATGTATTTATCTAAAGACGATAAATTCATATTTTGCTGTGGAGTAGATGGACTAATTATTTATACGTCATTTATAATTGCAGCTTTATTTAATAATAAAGGTGTGGTCTACAAATATGCATTTGTATGCGGAGAGGTATTCTTAGTTATTTTTCTTATTAAGATTATAATTAAAGGAATAAGTATTTTAGTGGTTAGAATTATTAAATTTGGTTGTTATGTGAAGAAGTGTTGGAATAAGAAGAAGTGTTAGACGAAAGCTTCATCGGCATCTTCGGTGTCTTCACGAATTACATACATCTGAGTGGTTTCGGAAGGATGTTATAAATCTGAAAGTGATTTTTGTTCTACCTGTTTAATACCTTCTTCGCCAAAATATTTTGCAAATTTTGCATCAGCTTCTGTATCACAATATACCCTACACATTTCAGCAGAGTCCCATCCGATAATATCTTGAATTACACTGTCTGGAATATTGGATTCAGATAAACGAGTTACAAACCAATGTCTTAAGCAGTGGAAATAGAAGCTTTCTCCTAAGATTTTGCTAAATGTATCTGCCCAACTATCAAGTGTCCCAGATTCCATAGGCTCATCTATGTATTCTCCATTTACTTTCTTAGGGAATAACCATTCTGATTCAATTCCATGTTCTTTTCTGTAGTTCATCCATAAATCTAAATATGGTTTAAATGGCTTTGCTAGTACATATAACGTAAGCCTCTTACCTAAGCTTCCTCTACCCTTTGTTTTCACTTTTTCTGGTGTTTTATATAAAGAACCTAAAATAATGTTCTCGTCATCAAAATATGACACTTTAAATCTAGGCAATTCGCTTTTTCGTCTGCCACTATTCATAGCCAAAGATAGCAGGCATGCTTTATCATATCTTTTCTTCTCAATGCAATAATCCAATAACATTTGAAGCTGATCTTCTGACATAATAGTTTTTGTAAATACTTTTTCATTTACTGGATTTTCAATTTTTCTCACTATCGGTTTATAGCCTTGATATTCATCATCCAATATATTTGAAATATAATTTGAAAGTGATGAAAGAGTAGATTTTACCCTACGCATTCTGGCTGGCGACCACTTATATTCAGTGAGACAAAAACTCTGATAACGTGCAATATCCCTCTTAGACAAATCTACAAAGAATTTGTTGTTGCAATACTGAAGTAGATATACCCAAAAAACGAAAAGGTCACGTTTGTACGCATTTATTGTTGTTGGTGATCTATCAACTGAACGGAGATAATCCAAAAAAATCATTTCCTAGTTCTATATTCTCTTTGTTACACTGAGCTAATAATTCGTCAGTAACGATATTATTATGCTGTATTTTTCTACCCATTAAATCTCACTTCCTTTCAAAACAAAAAAGAAATGGAATAACAATAGTAGTTACGCCACTTCTTTCAAATCTTCTATATAATTAAATAATATTTCATAAATTTCTTGATTAGTTTTTGAATATATATCACTTTGATATAATTGAATTAATGGAATATTGTTTTCTTCGCAAATTTGTATTTTTTCTTTCTTTCGCTTTTCATACAATTCATTACCTTCAATACCAAATAATTCAATATAATATTTACGATTGTTTAACTCTACGACAAAATCAAATCTATATTTTCGCTTAAAATTGGGAATTACATCTTTATAAAGAACTTCATTTTCAAATGATATATTGTAAAATTCTAAGACTTGAGCTAATTTTAGCTCATATGTAGAACGACATTTTGTACCGTTTTTTGTTTCATATATTTTTTGCTTTTTATACCCTGCTTCATTGAGTGCTTTTCTAAAACTTCCAAATTCTTTAAAACATGCTTTATCTGATGGCATTCTTTTGTACAGTTTTAAATCAGACTCAACTGGTCTACGACCTAAAACATCGCCTAACCACTGTAATTTTTCAATAAGTTCTTCTCTTGTTGCACCTCTGCCTGGTCGTGTTTTATCAAAACCACATAATTCTTGTAAATTATGTAATGTACCAAAATGATTAAGATATGCCTCTGTTGAATAAATATAATTATTTGTAGCTTTGAATATTTTTGTTATCTCTCTGCTAGATAATACAGTTCCATATTCTTTGCAAGCTCTTTTATATTTGGAAATCATATCTTCTTCTAAGACTTTATTATTATATCCTTCATATCCAATAAGTTTATTCACATTGTTAAATGAGCCAAATCTACTAATATATACTGATGTACACTGAATTGATTGGCATTTATCTAAATCATCATTTGTTGGTAAAAACATATGTGTTTTTAAGTGTTCTTTAACGAACTTCTTATAATTTTCCAACATTTCTTCATCCGATAATTGCTCTCTATTGAATAAGTTTGAACTAGTAGTTGATTGAATATCAGCTTCTTTTAACAGATTCTGTAACGTTCCAAAATGTTTCGTCACTTGACAAGAAGATGGAAGACCATTAGAGTGTTTTAAATCTCGTTGCACAAGTCTACCATGCTCGTTAAACCAATTTTGTGCCAATTCAATAATTTCTTCTTTGGTATATTGATTATACCCATGATTATCCTTTATCATAATTTTCCTACACTTTCCCCTACACATACAATAAAAATAGAACAGTAGAAGAGGTGTGTAGGTCGCCTCATATACTTGGTAGCTACTCCAAGTACCTACTGTTCCATAAATCCCACAACCAGCCATGACACCAATCATGAGCACATATATTTATTCTCTGTTTCCATTAACAGAAACATCAAATTAGTGGGCAGGGTTGGACTCGAATCAACGAAGCCGAAGCACCCGATTTACAGTCGGGAGTAATTGCCGCTATACGACCTACCCATAACAAAAAGAGTGTGCGGCATACACCACACACTCCAAAATCTCTAAAATTTATAAATCTACAAGAAGATCACAAATCCAATAGCTTACGCCATTGTTCCATGTCATCATAGAATTCTGACCAATCATTCATAACACTTTTAATATGGCTTCGATAGATACTATCCAATTTAGCCATCTGGTCTTCATATTGTTCTTTTGAAACAGACTTACCATTGATTAAATAAGATTCATCAACCTTATCAACTTCTTCGAGATTATGTGAAGAACAATTTTCACAATCACCATCACATTCATCATTTTTGGTAATATGTACTTCATATGTATCAGATTGAGGATCAATTCTCTTTAATAGCGAAGGATTGCAATCTGAAAGCACATACACAATATCGCTCTCAATTCTCTTGTATTTATTCTGAAACTTCGCTGGTTCAATCCAGATCTCTTGATGTAAGATTGCAAGTACAAACTCGTCTTTTTCTGTATCAACTAATCCAGATACTGAATGTAATGTATATCCATACATACATAATTCAGATGCGATCAAGCGAATATCATTAAAATGACCAATAACAGTAACGTCACTATCAACATCGTTATCAATAATGTCTGTATAAACATCTTCAATATATTCAGCAAAACTGTAATTGTCTCCAAAATATAATGTTGTCATATATTTCACCTCAATCACAAATTATAGTGTCTTTGCAGACTTGTTTACCTTAAAAGTAATCTCCTGATGAGCTTCTGTACTCCAAGGCTTCTCAACGCCACCAAGCTTAGATACACCACTCTTTGCAGCAACATCCTTAACCTTAAACTTACCAATCTTGCCAACCGGTACTGCCTCTGTAGGATCAGCCTTGAGTGTTTCTATGACAACCTCTTCAAAAGCGTCTAGGACTGCTGTTGCATCCTTAATTGTACATCCCTCAAGCTTGTTTGCTACTGCCTTTGCAATTTCATTTCTTACCATAATAATTTTTCTCCTTTTTCTCAATTATTTTTTTATTTTGTTAATCAAAAAAGAGGGTAGCGTCCATAATAGGTACACTCCCTCAAAATTCACATCCTAACAGCACTCCTATGGAATTGCCCAATGGTCTGTCACCTATAAGGTTCAGGGATTCTGGTTTGATGTGTCTACTATAATCCCTTTTTCGAGTGGCTTCGTCAGCCAAAAATAATATATTATCTAAAACACCATAAAAACGGCATAAATAACTCAAATATAAGCCATTAATATAATATTGCAGCCGCCAGGTATCTGCTCCTGCGATTACTCTAAACCAAGCCGAATGGTAGACTGCAATATATATAATAAGAAAAGTGATTCACTTCTCAAATATGCATCGTCTTTCGACTACGAGACAAATCGTAGATTTTTCGATGTAATATATCTTGAAATTAGTAATTCATCAATATATAATTGTTCGTCAAGTATCAAAGATGGTTGACTGGCTATGAACCTGTAGCCTCTATCTGATTGATTTCTCTTTCAGAATACTTAATTCAAAATTATCTTATATGTCTCAGTATGTCCAAACAATTTATCAAAACCATATACCTTAACACAAGCCTTACTTCCTTTGCATAGCTTATCACTATATGGATCAGAACCAACAAAAGACGGACTAATAAGAACCTCTGCATCCCCTAAAATCCCTTCATGAGATGGAATTTCTTTACCAGAATGATAATGTCCTAAAAGCACCGTATCATAGAACTTTTTATGTAAAATACTTATATCTTTAATAGCATTTTCAATATTTTTTAACTGATGACCATGCATAGCAATAATTTCGTTACCAGGAATATAGACTTCTATAAAATCATTTCCTTCCATTGCTAAATGAACAGTAACTCTTTCATTATTTGCACATAAGTCTTTTATATAATTACCCATAAGATATTCTAAGTCTTCATCTGCAAGTTCTGATGCTTTGGCATTTAATACTCTAAGTTGAGTATGATTAGCAGATGGAGTATGATAATAGGAAATATTTGTATATGCAGATAATTTATTAAGCATATTCGCAATCAATCGACAGATTTCCACTGTAGCCTTTACAATTGAACTGTCATTAATTTTCAAGTCGCTAAGCCTCAGAACACCTTGAATCAGATCTCCTAACGAAGCAATTGTTAATGTTGTAATATGCTTATCTTGTACAAAATGGATCAATCTGTAAGTTAAATATTCAAATCGTCTTTTTGCTTCCTCTGGTGAATATTCGTTATTGACACTGCAATAAGCAGCTCCATAATGGACATCCGCTAACCCTACTAGATAATTAATTTCATGGTGAACATTGTCCTCGATTGGATGAAATTCTGGTGGTGTGAGCGATTGAACTACATTACCCACATATTCATAGTACATTTCCTGACGTGCTTCAGCTCTGTCAATTCTCGATCTTTCAATATTACTTGTCTGTAACTTGATACGTTCCTTACGAAGTTCCTGAATCTTCACATCTAATTCACTATCAGAATTATTCTCTATTTTCTTTAACCCAATCTTATACTTCTCATACTCACTTCTCATCTTACCTCCAAACGGAGTAGAAGAGGACTTACGAATAGTGTCTGAGTTACAATTAATTCCATATTTATCCTTGATTTCTGACCAATCGTAGTCATTTTCACCATCAATTTTTGAGTCAATATCTGTGATAATCTTGTCATATGTTTCAAGAGCTAGTCCATATTTTGAAAGTTCTTCTTTGAATTTTTCAATATTAAACAATCATTCACCAACTCTCTACTCTTCATTGGATGGAACTTTTAATTCCTCGTCCATTTTTAATGCAACAGTGAAATTAATTACCTGATTCTTAAATGGCGAAAGCAGATCAGCGACTTTTACTTCCTGCTCTGTGTCATTTTCATCAATATATGTAATCGTAGTACAATCCTCAGAAAGTTCTCCTGATTTCACTGTTAATTGATCTGTTGTACTTCTTGTAAACTTTAATTTACTAGCTGCCATAATCCTTTTTCCTCCATAAAATTAAAAGTTCCCACCAGAACGCTTTCTGCTAGGACTGTAATAATTATTTTTCTTACCTTTTTGTTTTCGTGTATCTAATATTTCCTGAATTTTATCCCGATACTCCTTGCTATCACTTAACCGATACATACTTATAAGTGTATAATTCCGTGAATTTAACGGTATTTTGTTATAGCATACATTATGAATAACCGTCTTCGCCAATCGTTTTGACAACATATGAGTGTGATAATCTCCCTGGATATCAGTGCGTGTTACTCGAAAACTTCCGTCTTGAATTCTCTCAATCTTAAAATCTTTTTCAGTCATAGGCGTTACCCAACTGTCTGAATTTTTCTGATCTTTTCTAAAGCATTCAAATTATACTCCCTAGAACAGAGATAATATTTTCGATTCTTTGTATAACTATGAGAAATTCCATTTTCACCATAAGGAATGCTATACCTTTTATTAAGAATCGTTGCTTCACTTTTAGTAATTTGAACTATGTTAATTCACATCCTTTACAAAAATTTTCCACATAATAGTGGAATAGTAATAGCAGGTAGACGAATTGCACGTCTTCCATAAGATCATGACTCTTATATGCTTCTTTTACAATAACCTGCGCTAAAAATAGAAATTGCCAGTGAAAGCACCGTTTCCAGTGCAGCCACCGGCTAAGAGGTAAAATATGAAAAGTATAACAATTTCAACCAAAAGAAACACTTTATTATGACAGCAATGATCCCTTCGGATTGCCTCCACAAACGCAATCATATTCAGCCACGACATAGTGAAATCTGAGCGTATAAACCGTCATCTATACACTTTTTCACCAACAGGAATACACCTGTCTCCGTATCGGTTCGATTGGTTACGAACAATTTTCACCCGTCATTCAGAATTAAAATATTTACTTACCAATATTTGATATTTTGATAATTTTATATTCTTTAATAGAATTCTTCTATTGTCTTGGGCTACTCAATCACTTGACTTGTCTTATACGATCCGTTTCCAGATCATCACGACAAATTGACTTATTTGGGTACTCCCCTACTTGACTCCTATAGATTACCAGTCTACAGGCATCAGGGTTAAGCGTTACAGTGTAACTCTCTATTACGTCAACGACAAGACAGCAGCTTTTCACTACGTTTGCTCTCAGTACATACGCTTATCTTTAAGGATTTTCCTAGTATCCTAATACACTTCGCAGTGTTTTGGAACAAACAAATCAAAGGTATCCCTAATCATCATCTGTCGATATTCACGCATTCTCAGCACGGTGACTAAACCGATCTGCACTGAGTTCATTGCAATCATAGTAAAGTATTTATTTTGATTGTTTTCTATTTTATTTGTCAGCTAAGAAAAGCTGATTTCATTGTTTTATATTCGGGGCAGATAATGATACGTCTGCCCCTAGTATACGTTTTAAACTTGCAAGCCCTTACTTATTACACGCATTGGCAATGGCGTGGGAGTTTACTAACGCAACTCTGCGCTTTCTTCCCTCCATATTACACCCTCATTTGATACCCATTAAACTATTGAAAATACTACATTTTCAACAATTTCGTTCCGCAATAATTGTGCATTATTTACAATTAAAGTTGCATAGAAATTTATTTGGATTCATTTTGTACAAGAGATTCAATGTTTTTCTTGTATATTTTGTTGCTTTTTTGTAACATGAAGGATTGTTGTTTATGCTATTCAATCCCAAAGCAGTTTCTATAAGTCTATTAATAGTTACTATATTCCCAATTTTAATTCCTTTCAGCTTGTCCAATACTTCATCTGATTTAGATATTAACATTTCTTCATATTCTTCATCATCACAGCTTATTTTTATCTGCTTAACATAGGAATCGTAATCTTCAATAATCTGTCTTATTTTTGTCATTTGTCTATCATTTGCTTTTCCTTGCATTTTAATAAAAAAATCTTTTGTAGGAATAGCAATAGTGGTTTCCGAGGCTTGAATTTTATTAATCCAATCTTCAAGCCAGTTCATAGGACATAATAATTCTCTATTAATACGACTTTTAAGTTTGTTTTTCGATTCATCAACTTCCTCTTGTGGTAGTTCTTTACCATCTTTGGTGTATTTAATTTCTCTGGTATATTTCATAAACTCAGGGAAATCGTACTTTTTATACTTTGGCTTACCTGATTCTGTATAACCAACGATTCTTTTAATGTTCATGCAAGAGAGTTTGCTAATTCTATCAATTTCTTTGTTGCCATCAATTTCATATTCTCTTTTGCATCCATCAATAATAACCTGCGCAAGAACAGAAAGAATAATAAAATTGTCATAGAGTTCTTTAAGTTTTTTCTCATCAGGATTATCTTTTTGTAATTCCGTCCAATAATAAGTCATTGCCAACTGAGCCAAATTACTTGAATATCCGATTCCCATACGTGACTTTGAAAACTTGTTATCCATAGCAGCATAATCTTTTTTTGTATTATTGTAGGTAATACCAGACTCTTGTAATGCATTTACAATAGTATAAAAATCTCTATAGCATCTTTCTGCACATTTGACCATTGTTGATTGATTTGTGACAAGCATAAAATCCGAGTCTTCATCCATCCCATTTGCCCTGTCTTGAATATCTGTATGAATACAATTAACTGCTATTATATTTTTACTAAATGTAAAATACTTATCCATTTCTTTAGAATAGACATTATGTAAATAGCATATATTGTTCGGGGAATTATGTGGATTTCTAAACGCTGCAAGATATTCATTATCATCAAAACGTTTAGTGTAACACTGAATACAATTAGATTCTTGAGAAAGTGTTGGATCTTTTTCAAAAGCCTCACCAACAGAATAGAGCAGAAGTGCGTAAGGGTTACCACATACAGTCAAATTATCACCATTGACAATAATTTTTCCTTTTCTCATTCTAAAAACATATTGTTTAATTATCTCTTTCTTTTCATACCTAAAAAATTTACTATTCCCAAACTCATGATTTTGAGCATATAAATCAGCAAGCATTTCATAATGATTTACTTCATTTGCATTCTTTCTAAGAAACTTTTCAAATTCATCATTATCACGCTTAAGTAATTCAACATAATCAATGCTAATCTGAGCAATATCTTTTACATTATCCTTCGTACATGGAAGAGTATTAATCATCTGATAACTCAACTGTTGATATTGTCCTAATTTACTTGGGTGGTCGGTTTTTACAATGCCCCACCTATCACCATCAGAATGAATTCTTTTACACCAATAGTCATATGCTTCAGTAATATTATTACCCATTAAGTCTTGAAATTTCTTCCACTTAATCGCATTATCAGTGGTTATCATCTTAATATCTTTTAAATCATGCCATTTACCAAACATATCTTGAACCTGGTATGTATTGTAATCATATCCATTCTTCTCACACCAATCTTTAAAGAATTTTTGAAGATAACTCTTAAAAGCACATGCTTTAAAAAGGTGATTTCTGAGTAATGCCATACCGTTAATATAAGATGGGAGACGAAGATAATTAGAATCAGCTTCGATTAGTGCCATACCATCCCAAATTGTATTTTTAACTTGACGTTTTTCTTCGGATACAACACATTTTTTACGTTTTTCAATTACCTTTTCGTTTTTATTAGTTTCTTTATTTTTCTTTTTGACTTCTACTTCGTATTCTTCTGCTTTAACAACTTTTGTCATTGTTTCAAAAAAGGAATCCTGATCTTTGAGAATTAGAATATCCTCAACAGGTATATGAAGTGTACCAATAATTGTAGATGTGGTAAGTGGAGCATAAGCTGACATTTCAACGATTTTCGCATTGTCATGACTCATTTTTTTTCCAAGTCCAATTGTTAACCAATCATATGCAATGTCATATAATTTACTATTTATGAAAATAACTTGTCCAAGTTTAGCTTTGGCACTTGTACGAAAAAGCATTTCATAATGAATTGTTTCTTCTTTAATTGTTCCGTCTCTGCGTTTACGTTTATATGTAACATCAACACCATTCTCGTAAAAATATTCTCTAATCTCATCTCGTGATTTTTCATTATACAAGTCTTTTCTATCTTCAACTTTTTGTAATGCCTGTTTAATACGTTCCTTAGAATCGCCATCAGTATCATTAAATAACTTTTCTAATCGAGTATGCTCATTATCATAAGAGCGACTTCCAAATTCATAATCAAGACAAATTATATCTCGTGTACTTTCATTTTTTTTACCAGATTTTCCTTTATAAATATTTAATCCGTTCTTTTGCAAGAAAAAACTAAATAAACTGTTGTTAAACATAGCATCAGTATATGTAAAATAATCTCGTGTTCCAAGATTAACATCATACAACATACCAGCACTGATATTTTTTATTTTAATTCCATATTCACTCATTCAGTATATCATCACCACCTTAACCCAAATTCTCCAAAAATTCATCTTCAGAATCATAGCCACCATAATCTAAGCTCTCTGCACACTCGTGAGATGATTTTGGAGAAGCTTTGTAATAACATTGCTCCAATTCAGAACATTCTTCACATCTAAAATTGTTGTCAAATTCACATTCCGAAAGTTCATCTACAATCAATTCTTTCATTTCTTCAACATTGTCAAAATTATTATTCATATAAAATTACCTCCACTTATATATTCTCCAAATGAAATTTCTATTTCTCGTTAATCAACAAACCAGACTGGGACTTTGTCGCAATCATTCATCTTATAGATCAAATATGAGCAGTATCCATCCACTAACTCGAAATCTTTATTGAGTTTAATCTTGCTCATAATGCCATATTTCTTGAAACAATATACTTTCTTCCAAAATTTGCTTGGATGTGGACTTTTTAACTGGAAATCATATGTAATTACAATATCTTTAATAGGAATCCAATATTCAACTCCAGTTCTATATCCAAACAAAAGTTGTCGTAACTTATTCATATTCTTCCTCCATTTCTTGTACTCGAAATCCGAGCCAATTGATCAATTTCTCATCACCAGGAATACAATCATAGTGCATATACTCCCCCTCATCATTTTTAATATATTCTTCGCCAATAGCGATTTTTTCATCACATTCGCAGCATTTATAGGAACTGTATTCCGGCTCATAATAAGGACATCCAAAATTATGTCCACCAACCCCATGACAATAAGGGCAACACATTCTCATTTTTACTAACCCCCTATATATTCATAAGCAAATCCATCGTTTGTCGTGTAATACACATGACGAATTCCTAAATCTCTAATTGCAGCCATACAACTCGGACAAGGGCGAGACATTCCATATTCCTGATCACATCTTGTACGGTATATGTATAATTTTACCTTGGAAAAATTAATATCCAGATGACGGATAGAAGAGATACAGCTGATTTCTGCATGGAGTTTCGGTATATCTATATGTTTATCTCTGTATATATTGTAATGTTTCTGCAATGGGTGTGTCTTATTCATATTGAACCCGACACCAATAATCTTACCTTGATACACTGCCACACATCCAATATGTGTTTTATGAAAATCAGATAAATCGGCAATATTACGAGCTTTTAAGAAATATCTACGATCCGTCTTACTTATCAAGCCAAACCTCCCAGTACCCGTCACGGTATCTTGTTTTTAAGTCATCATAATGGAATTTTAATAGATCAAGAATATGATAGATGTAATAGACATAATCAATTTGTCCAGCACGGATATTGCGCAGCACATCATTAATAAAACTACAATATTCCTGCCAATTAGTTGCTCCACTGTACTCACCATATTTCTCAGTGTTCCATGTGCCTGGCTTCTGTGAATATTTACCAGTCATTCTCGTAACAGTTGTAGCTGGTGTGACAAATAACTTGCGAATCTGAAATTCTTGCTGCCATTTTTCATCGGTGAGATCAGAAGATGGTCTTCCGTTTGTATTACTTACAAGTTTCATCTCTTTTAATTCTTCTAAAGTCATTGATTTGTATGTATTCATTTTTTTCATTACTTGCTCCTTATCATGAATTGTTTTTTCAAGATTAATCGCATCCTGATATTTATTTATTCTCTTTTTATTTGGTGTTGATGTTGAAAAATCTTCGCTATCAATGACTCCGCTATAAGTGTTATGGTTCTCTGTATAGTTTGTTCTGTTTGCTTCTTTCATATTTTAGTCGTGTTCTCCTTTTAGTTTCGTTAAAATTTGTATTCATAATCGTTGCTCCTTTGTGGTGCGTTGATTGGTTACATGTATATATTCGCCTATTTTGTTGTAATTTGTGGTGAATTTTTCTTGATCCATTGCTGTAAGAGAGTGCGCATACGAATGCTTGGAATATAAACCCATATTTCGTTTCCATCTCTGATTGCTGAACGCCATATAAACTGAAGCATTTCAGAAAGAGCGAATCCGTTTTCATCAACAGATATCTGATTAATTGTAAAAAAATTCTTTACGAAAGGATTCAGATATTTATTAATAGGATATACAACATTTATCCTGTTTCTATATTCATTTGTTGCTCGTGCATTACATGGCAAAAATCCTTTTGTATATCCCTTACCTTTAAGCAATTCCTTATAATCCTTGAAAGTTGTCCAAATATTATCTTCTGCCTTATTGTCTCTAATATTACGAAAATAATTGTAAATATTCTTTTTCAGGACTTTCATTGACGCATTATTTTTGTTACGATTATACCAAGAGTAAGAAAGATCTGATTCTCTGTCACCGATCATATTTAACTTTTCATTTTCACAAACATGAATAAGCTTACTATAATCATACGAATTATATGTAATATTTTTATTATACGGTACTAGATGATATTCCTCTAAAGAGTTTCCAGATACTGACCAGTATATATATTGTACGCCATAATAATCGTAGTAATATTTTTGCATTTGCATTTCAAAATAATATGTGAGAATATAAATATTTCTAAAGGCATTAAATGTTTCGATGGGAAATAACCATACCATTAGATTATCTCCATAACAAACAAGGCTACCTAACTCGCATAATCTCTTTTCATTATCAAATTTGCCTTTATAATCAGAATACTCCTCTTTCCAAATAAGCTGTTTAGTTTCTGGGTTTATATCAACATATGTTTGCTTTAATATTTCAAAATCCTGCTTACTAAGATCATATTCTTCAATAACATTAGCAACCTCATCCATTACCAATGTATAATTTTTTGCTCGACATAGATCAATTAACTCATTATCAAATTTTTGAAATAAAGCATGTGTGGATATGATATTATCTCCTTTATCAATCAAACGCTTGAGATCATTTAATTTTGAAGATTTTCCATTATTCTTTAAATACATAGGTGTTTTAAAATTCTTACCATGACAATATGAGCGATATCTTGATATTTCATCTAAGAATGGTGTTATAACTAAAAACTTTTCATCGTCATCTGATTGATTGATATAATTCATAACACTTTGAGTTTTACCAGCACCCATAATTGCATCTACAATATTCACCTTACAATCAAAATGCATACTGCGATTCCTCCTTTCATTTTGTTTAATCTATACATTTGTATATTCGCCTTTTGAACTCGTAAAAACCATTCAACTGCCGTTTGGCTTTGAAGTATAAAATTTTAGCACCTATTTTTCAGAAAAAGTGCTAAGTGATTTTATTGATAAAATAAGGATAAAATGGTAATGAGATATAAAAATGTACTAAATTTGAAAATATATCCAAAAGTGCTAAAATTGAAAAATGAGCCTTATTTTTCAAGGGTTTTCACAGATTTGCCTTATAGGATATACTCTAAAAAGAACATAAAAGAATATAAGAGAGGGTATATAAAT